CGTCAAGCTGACACAAGGGGTTTCACGTTTCACTTTCCATTTCTATTCCTTTACATTTAACTTAAACTAGCGATTACTAATAAAACTATCGTAGCCCAAAAAAATGTAGCTAATGTAGTTTGCATAAAACTTTCTCCTTTCAGTTATAAGAAAATCTTATGCCTTTTATTTCTTTGTGTCAAGTCTATTTGTTTTTGGTTTAGGTCTTAATATTTCAAATATGTATCTGTTTATTTCTCGTTCTCTTTTTTGTATTCTTTTAATCATAAAGCAAGATACACCATAAAGAATAACCCCCAAAATTATGAGGGCTATTCCAGTATATATAATCAAATTACTTTCCATATATACTTTCACTTATATTGTTTAATTGCCCATTAACTTCTCGCATTACTTTTTTAGATTGTTCCTTTGTTAATGTGCTAAAGGTTTTATTGTCAGTTAAATTAAAAGCAATTCTTATGCTATCTATTTTATTTTTGATAATAAATTGCTCTTTTATTTCTTTTAATGAAATAGAAATACTTTTAACACTTGTTAAAAATTCCTGTTCCATTTTGTTAGGTTTATATTCACTCATTTTTTTAACTCCTCTATTATTTGTTTATTGTTATAATATAACATTACAAATAAGGTATGTCAATTCTGCATAGGTAGTAATCAATCTATGCAATAAATAGATATCTAGTAATTGCATACCCCTATAATTTAGAATGATTATAAATTGCAAGAATTCAATCAAGGGTTGATGTTCTTCAAATGTTCTACCCCTGTGTCACGTGACACCACAATAATAAAATAAATAAAATTAAAAAAAAGTAATAATAAATTGACTACAATCTAAAAATAACTATTATAAATTTATGCTTAAAAATATAAATAAACCAAATAACAAAGGAGTAAATATGGATAAGCAAAAAGAAAAAAAACAAACTACTCAAAATAATGAGTTTAATATTGATACATTAAAGTCATTTACGAGTTGTGAGTTAGATATAAAAAACCTACAAAAACTAAGTGAAAAAGTTGAGCAAACAGGCTTAGCTAGTTTGGTAGGTTTATCAAAAAAAATAGTTAGTTTTTATAATGAGGTTGAAACTTATTGCGAAAAAAATAAGTTTAAAATTACTGACTATTTTAACTTAAACAGCATTAGACAAAAATTATATAAATTAGTGGGATATCCACAGCTTAAAGACGCTGATGGAAAACCTATTAGAAATTATGTTTTTGAGAATGCTGTTAGTAGGTCAATTAAATTAGCATTTGTTCTAATTAATAAAGATAAAACAAAAGCTGAAATAAAAGACAATGTAGTATTTGCACAATCTAATATTATATATCCACACTTAAAAACTACTGGAAATAGTGATATTAAATTTACACCAAATACTGACACGTCATTAATTAAAGTTTCAACACGTGGACTTGAATTGTTATGGAATTCAATCAAGCCTGTTAAGACTTTGTCATCACCTACTCAAAAAGATGATGAACAAAAAGTATTGGATACTTTAAAAAATATTAGAGCAATACTTAATAATGAAATGCAAAATAGAAATAAGAAATCAACATACTTAGTTGATACTTATGGAACAAGTGAAATTGAACAATTAAGAAAAATTTCACAATTTGCATTAAGACTTATTGAACAATATGCACGTGATGAAAAAGATTATGACGCTAATGGTAAAATGAAAACAGCGTCAATAATTAATGTTGAAAGTGTTGAGTTTAAAGTTGTAGATGAAAAAAGACTACCATTAGTTAGAATTTCAAAAACAGCTTAACAATATTTAAACTAAAACTTAAAGACCCCCTTAGGTTATACCTCAGGGGGTTTTTTATTACCCCCCTTAAAAATAATTTAGTGATTAACAAGCTAACTCTAGCTAACAAAAATTCCTATTACACCCCCCGAAATAAATCGGAAACCACCCGAGAACACTCCGAGCAATACTTGTAGGCTTTACAAATTTTTTTTTGATTGACCGATTGACCCCAAAAAAGACTAGGGTGTACGTGGGACAGGTGGGGGTGTACCCCATAGATATACCCAGTCACCAGAAAATCCCTGAAGTCCATGTAAACCACCTTGAGGCTACATTTCAGGGCTAAATATTCCGACAATATTCCCTGGAATATCCCTAGGGGGTATGTATAAATAGGTCTAGTATAGATGTAAAGGCCCCCCTGGTGGTACCTAATAACATTATACACCCTTTTGTCAATTTTGTCTAGTACAATAATGTCGCAGGTGTAATTATTTTAAAAAAATACTTGACAAAATTGCATATAAGCACTATAATAGAAAGATATATTATTCAAAGGACACACATACACGCACATATTCAGTAGAACAAAAGGGGTCGTCACGAATAATATAAAAATTAATAATTTAAATGGAAAATTAATGGCTAAAAAATACGGAACAACAGATCTAAGTAGTTATTCTGAAAATCTTAAAAAGGATCAAGCAGAAAGAAGAGGAAAGTTAAAGAAACTTTTCTCAGGACCTCTGTTTCCTAAAGGCACTGGTGGTATATTTCCAAAATATGATGAAGCATTAAAGAAAAAACAAGCAAATGTTGAAATGGAATTACCTAAATCAAAAATTAAATCTAAAACTGAAAATGTTGGAGTTAGTTTACATGGTAATTCAGGTAAAAAAGATAGAGGCTATCGTGATAAACCTATAGATGAGCCTAAAAAATCTAAAACATTTGCTGAAGCATTCAAAGAAGCTAAAGGTCAAAAGACTTTTACCTTTAAAGGCAAGTCATATGCTAGAGTTACTAAAGATGAACTAGAGAAAAAAGGATTTAAATCACTGAGAGCTTATCTAAATGCACAAAAAGGAACAAAGGTTGCTAAGAGATAATACAACTAATCTTCCATTTAAAGAAATAATGGAGATAATTAATGCAAAACATGGATTCTTCTATAACGAAAACTCAAAAAAGAAACTTAACCGACATGCAGGAGAAGTTTCTAGACGTATTGTTCGGAGAAGCAAAAGGAAATCCACGAGAAGCCGCAAAAATAGCAGGCTACTCAGAGCATAGTTATCCTAAAGTAATACGGAATTTAAAAAAAGAGATTACAGAGTTGGCGGAAACCCACTTATCAACGCACTCTGCAAAAGCAGCTACTCGGTTAACAGACCTACTAGACGAAGACGGGACCACACCACACTCTAACATTCGTCTAGCAGCTGCGAACTCAGTGTTAGACAGAGTGGGTATAACAAAAAAAGACCAACTAGATATAAATATGAAAGCTATGCATGGAATATTTATATTACCAGCTAAAGATGACAATAACAAAAAGTAAAAAAGATTATGCAAATAAAGTTTTGCAAATGGATCCACTCTCAGAGAGACTAAATGCTGCAGGATTTACTGGAGGTGCTGGTAAATATTTAAAATCTTTAAAGACTACGGCTAAATCTTTAATAGATAAAAGTTTAAAAATAGCCCCACTTGAAACTAGAAATTTTAAAGGTGTAAAAGGTGCTCCTATTAATGTAAAAAAACAATTACTAACAGTAGATAAGTTACAGAAAGTAAATCAAGAAAATTTAATGTTTGATAGAGCTAATCCTAATCTTGTAAAAAATACACAAAAGTTATTAAAAAAAGTAGAAAAAGATATTAAATCAGATTTTAGAAAAACAGATCAAGGTAAAAAAAATACAAAAGAAGATAGTGAATTTAGAAAATTTTTAAGAGAACAAAAAGCAAGAAGAACTATCTCAACAGATTTCTCATAATGGAATCAACAAAAATTAAAAAAAGGGCAAGAACAATACCCTTTGGTTTTAAACAGTCACAGGATCCAGAATATCTAGAACCAGTAAAAGAAGAATTAGATGCTCTTAGACAAGCAAGAGAATATTCAAAGACTTGTTCATTAAGAGAGACTGCACAATGGCTACATAGAAAAACAGGAAGATACATATCACATGTCGGACTTAGAAAAAGACTCGCAAGAAATAGCACCACCGAAACCGAAGCGAATAGTACAACAGAAAGCCAAGAAGTCAGTCAAACAGATTCTAGCACGCACTCGTAAGAAAGTTGCAAAGGCAGAGCAAACACTACGTTCTGCTAAGATGTCTGCAGAAAATACCAAGAAGAAACTGTTAACTATTAACAAAGCTCTTACTGGTAAAGACACACAACTACTTACGGAAGATATAATCGAGAGTGCTCCTAAAAATGTGCAAGAGCACATAGACAATCAAGAAGTTATCTTTAAACCTAATTCAGGTCCACAGACAGAATTTCTTGCAGCTTCTGAAAGAGAAGTATTTTATGGTGGAGCAAGAGGCGGTGGTAAATCATATGCGATGCTAGTCGATCCGCTTCGCTATTGTACAAAGGCAAATCATAGAGCACTCCTAGTGAGGAGGACAATGCCAGAGTTAAGAGACTTAATACAGAAGTCTCAGTTATTATACTCGAAAGCATTTCCTAATGCAAAATGGAGAGAACAAGAAAAAGAGTGGCGATTCCCTTCGGGAGCAAAGATAGAGTTTGGTTACGCAGAGAACATGACAGACGTTTTACGGTACCAAGGTCAATCATATACATGGATAGGAATAGACGAACTTCCACAATATCCTTCGCCAGATATATATAATTTTCTAAGATCATCGTTAAGATCGGTAGATAAAGATATACCTGTATATTTAAGAGCAACAGGTAATCCAGGAAACGTTGGTTCACAGTGGGTAAGAGAAATGTTCGTAGAACCTGCAGAACCAAATACAGCTTTTGATGTAGGGATAGATACACCCAATGGTAAGAAATATATAACTAGAAGATTCATACCAGCTAAGTTACAAGACAATCCTTACTTGATGCAGACTGATGATTATTATATCATGCTTGCATCTTTACCTGAAGTACAACGTAAACAGTTTTTAGATGGAGACTGGGATGCATACGAAGACTCAGCTTTTCCAGAATTTAGTAAGACAACCCATGTGGTCGAACCTTTTGAAATACCTAGAGGCTGGTATAAGTTTCGTGCTGCTGACTGGGGTTATTCTTCTCCTGCTTGTGTGCTATGGTTCGCTGTTGATTATAATAATAATCTATGGATTTATAGAGAACTATATACTAAAAAAGTTACAGCAGATAATTTTGCACGTCAAGTCTTGATGTTAGAGAATGGTGAGTATATAAATTACGGTGTATTAGACTCAAGCACTTGGGCTAAGAGAGGCGATGTAGGTCCTAGTATTGCAGAGACTATGATTCGATATGGATGTAGATGGAGACCATCAGATAGATCACCTAAAAGTAGAATTAATGGTAAACTAGAAGTTCACAAACGATTAAAGATAATTGATAAAGAACCAGGTATAAGAGTATTTAAAACTTGTAAAAATTTAATTAGAACTTTAAGTTCATTACCAACAGACGATAAGAACCCCGAAGATGTGGATACGAATGCAGAGGATCACGCATACGATGCATTACGTTATGGTTGTATGAGTAGACCAACACATCCTAAATTTGCAGAACGATTTAGACTTTCAACTACTCAAGATAGTTATCAGATGGCTGATAATAAATTTGGATACTAATGCCACTAAATACAAAAGG